CGAAAATAAAATCCATCCTCAGCGCTCTCGAGCTCGGTGAGCGATGAGCGTCGGGTAAGATCAGAGCCCGAGTCAGTCACCCGGCGCAGGTCAGTAAAGAGCCCGCTCACGACCGATGAGTAGACCCCTTCGCCCTCTGAGGTGAGTGTAAGGTAAGGTGTCCAGAGAGTAAGTAACGCCTCGACCTCAAACTCCGGGTGAGGCAGGATCACCCGCACCTCGGCTGGCAGCGTTGTGAACTCGAGGGCTGAGCTTAAGACCTCTCCCCCGCCATTACCTGCGGCAAGCTTCACCTGATAGGTGGTCTCCGGCGTAAGTCCTGAGAGCTCAGCAGATAAGACTGACGGGTCATCAATATAGAGTCTCTCAACCCAGGACTCACCTTCGAGAAGAAGCAGCCGATAGTAGTCGGCCCGCCTTACCTCCCAGGTAAGCGAGACCGACTCCGACCCGAGCTCAGATGCCTCAAAGGAGTCAATTATCGGAAGCTCTGGGATACAGACCGTCGCCACATTGCTAAACTCTGAATAACTAAAGCCGCCGAGCACCACCCACTTAGCCCTGACTTTGTAGCGGTAACAATTCCCGGGCACAACATCTGAGTCTGAGTAAGAGACCTCAACGCCTGACAGGGTTTCATATAGCGAGAACTCAGCGTCAGTATAATGTAGTTTTGCCTCATAATATTGATAATAATTATTCGACACAAAAAGCCGCCAGCCACGTGTGATATAGCAACCTTCGAGGTCTGTATTGGTGTTCGTTCCAATCGTTTTGAGGTCTTGCCAGGTATCGCCCCTATCGTAGCTGATATGGACATGAGCGCCGTCTGATTTAGTTTCGCCGACGACAACGACCGAACCCCGGGCGGCAAAAGATGACAACGAAACATAGCTAAAAGTTAGTTTCTGAGTCCAGGTATCGCCCCAATCGGTAGAGCGCCAGACGCCAAGTCTCTCATTTTTTAAAACTACGACGCCGTCAGAATAGACTTCGAAATTTTTAATTAAGCCGCTGCTCATACCAGGTGGCGTTATCTCGACCCAGTTTGAAAAGTTTGAGTCGCCACGATAAATTTTCCAGCCGGCACAGAAAAAAACATAATTGCCAATTACCTGAGCATCTCGACCACCAGCTTCTGGCCACATTTCGCCTGAGTTATAAATTGTTGCCCCGAAGTCCTCAATCATAATACGCTGTTGGTTGCCGTAGTTTAGGCAAATCCCCTCACCGGCATCTGCATCGGTGATAATGATTCGGGCGTTCATATAGCCAGACCAGACTTTAGTCCAGGTCTCGCCTTTATCCGTCGAGCGGAAAACACGCCCATCCACATAACCCGCCAGCAGAATATCATTCGAAAAGCAGGCGACAGAGACAAAACTTCCTGTCTTCAGCACTGACCAGGTCAGCCCGTTATCCTCTGATTTTGCTATGCCGAAATATCCAGCGCCGAATAGTGTCCCGTCAGAAAGTTCGCAGAACTCATAGAACCATTGAGTCGTAGAAGGTGGTGTGCCTTTCGACCATGTGCCCTGGCCGAGGGTCTCAGGATCTTGTTTCCAGAGCTCCACCCAATCCTGCCAGGCGCCACGATTCTCCCAGCTCAGAACGACCTTCCCTGCGACCGCCTGACCAGAGAGTTCACCCGGGGCCTCATGCTCGGCGTAAGTCCTGGCTGAGGCCTCATTAGAGTAATCGCTTTTTTGAAGCCAGAGGTCGAGAGCCCTGACCCTGAAGAAATAAGTCGTGTTCGGTTCAAGGTCAGTGATTGACTTAGACCCCGCAGAGACCGGAGCTGAGTCAATCTGACTGAACTCGCCGCCGGTCAATTTCATCTCGATCAGCATCAGCGTCGCCCTCGGAACCTGACATCTCCAGACCAGCCGGATTGACGTTGATGAAACCGGATAAGCAAAGAGCTGGATAAGTGACACTATCAGACCTCAATAAGCGAGAGCTCAGCCTCAGAGTAACCTGAGCCGGCGTGGTAGATGAGAGGTGTTGACGGCGGCTCTTTGAATCGACAGATGAAACCGCCGATAACCGGCGCCGAGAGGTAGAGCGGTCTCACGACTCCTGAGACCGAGAGCGCCGATTTCAGCCCGGTGATGTCAGAGTCATCGAGCCCCTTAAACGTCATCTTAAAGGTGGCGAGGGTGTAATACTGCCGGCCTGTATAGACCCCGCTTGCAGAGACCTCGGCCGCTGACTTAGAGTCAAAACCCCGCTGAAGCGGCATCAGATAATCACGAGAGAGGCTAAGCTCTGAGGCGAAAGCAAAGACGAACCCGATAAACGGGTAGTCGGTAAAATCGCCGGCCTTAGTAAAAGTCACCCTGAGATAGCGGATAGAACTTTTCGAGATAATAAACGGGTCAGAGTTAACAACCTCTGACGAGTAGTTTTGAGTGAAGTTTGAGTCTGAAGCTGACTCTAAAGTGACAGAGACGCCGGCGGCTGAGTAAAAATTAGCCAGACCGATATGGTAATTCCCGACTGCCCCGATGTCTAGCGTCACCTGAGCGGGTGAGGTCTTGAGCCCAGCGACCCAGGGCAGATGAGTGCTCTCAATCAAGACGCTCTCGGCCGGGTGATCGGCCTGCTCACTTGAGAACGAGACGATTGAGCCTGAGACTAAGCGATTGTCGTAGTAAAGTTTCGTTGTCATCAGACATTCTCCACGACGGCCGCCGGGATCGTAATCTCACCCCGGCGGAGAGAGCGACGAACGACCCTCACGACCTCACTCTCAAACTTAGCGCCTGAGATATAGACAGCGACCGGCATGGTAATTCTCTGCTCACCCCCGGCCTCCTCTCTAATGACCTGCCGGATAAGACTATCGGGTAAAACAAACTCACGCTCACGCTCGCCGATCTCAACGCTCTGAAGTAGAGTCGGGCGCTCAAAGACAGCGCCTCGGGCAAGCGGTAGAGGCTGAGCGGCGATAACGGCAACCTGAGCGGCACCGAGAGCCCCGACCAGCGCCGCCAGCCAGAGATTCGGGAGAGCCTCAACAACAGCCCGGGCGGTATTGATTATCGCCTCAAAAATCGCCGTCGCCTTAGCTTCTCTGGCCGCCGCCTTCTGCGCCGAGGTGCGCTTAATCTGAAACTCAGCCTCGAGTGCCTCAATAGCTTTGGCCCGGCGGGTCTCGTCTTTTATCGTCGAGTTTATCGTCTGCAGCCGGCGCTTATACTCGTTCTCAATCGCTATCTCTCTATTTCTCTGACTCTGAGCAAATATCAAATTCAGCCCCGAGAATACTTTGTCAAAATCCTCACCCAGAGATTCAACATCAGCTTTAGCTTTCTCTACCCACGCCTTGAACCGGTCACCCGCCTCACGAGTCCAGTCAGTTATTAGAGGCCGAGTGGTCAGCACCATCTGGCGAACCGCATCGCCGAGTTTTCCGGGCTCTTTCGGCAGAGCCTCAAGCGGTGATCTCAAGGTCTCAATCTGGCGCCTCAGCTCCGAGATAAGCCTTGAGGCCTCGGCGGTAGTAACCAGCCCCCGAGCCTCGGCAGAGGTGATGTCAGCTATTCGGGCCTCAAGCTCCCTTATTTTTGCCCCGGTCGGGTCAAGCTCATCCCGGACTTTCTTTACTGCCTCGATTAGTTTTTTGTTTTCATCGGCCAGCTTTTTCGCCGCCTCAGCCGCACGCTTTTTTGCCTGCTCGTCAACGATGACAACGTTTCCTGTCTCGTTGATTGACTTATTCAAATCGTCGGTCGACTCTTTTGTCTCTATGGTTGTTTGGTTGAGATAATGTCCTGCCGCCTGAGCCCGCTCTAATGCAGCGATTCTTAATCTCTCGCTCTCAGCCAATTCCTTATCAGCCTTCGACAGGCCCGTGAAGAAAAGAACCGTCGAGTTGGTGAACTTCACTACTGCCGAGGCGGCCTTCTCGGTGACTGTTACGACTTTGCCCAGCATCTCGGCTAAAGCTGAGGCCCAGAGCTGAAAGTCCTTCGAAGAGGCAAGAGCAGTTATCCGCTCGTTAAGATTTTTTATTGCCTCGGTGAAAGTTTCGTTTTTGACGATCGCCCCGCCCAGAACCTCGAGCGAATCGCCAATCGTATTTTTGAGCTGCTCCATTGCCCCGGCATAAGTCTCGGTCTCAGCCCGTGCCCGTTCATAGAGCGGTGACAGGCGTTCAAAGATAGCCGCTCGTTTCTCTTCAAGCGACAGCGTAGAGTCAACCATGATGCCGTAGCGCTGCAGCATCTCAACCTGGCCGTTGACTGCTTTCTGAACGATTCTTATGGCGGAGTCGAGGTCCATCCCATAGACCTTAGCCAGACCAATCGCTGACCGGGTGGCTCGCTCGACGCCCTGACGGTCGAGGTTCGTCATCTGAACGAGAAGGGTCATCGCCGAGCGGGCGGCCTCGTCGGTGACGGTAGTCTCACGCTGGATAGCCTGGCTCAGAGCATTAAACTGAGGAAAAAGAGTTTCAGCGGAACGGCCGGTTGTATCCAGCGCAACCTGAAGAGCCCTGTCTACCGACTCAGCCTCGGCCGCAGCCGCCATAGCCTGCCTGGTAACATCAGCAACAGACCTCAGCGCTTTTGTCGCCAGTTGATAGGTGAGGATTCCCGAGGCAATGGTTGAGGTGAAGCCTTTGGTTTTTTTATCTGTTTTTTCTGTCTGGTCACCAAGATTGGTCAGCTCGCCAGAAACCTGCTGAACAGACTTGATCGCTCCAGAGGCATCGGCCTCAATCAGGATTTTGACGTCTGCCATCTGTCCTCAGCCTTCTCGCTTGATATTTTTTGATATAGCTCTCTAAGCGTCTCGAGTGACTCAACGAGCACCTCTCGCTCAACGTAATCATAGCCGAGCCTCGAGTATTCAATCGCCGCGACGCCTGATGAGCGCCCGAGCTCAGTAAAAAATGATCGGTAAAATGAGAGGGTAAACGACTCGAACGGAGTGAAAGCGGCCGTGAGCCGCTCAAGCTGACAATTAACGCATGCCTCACGCTCAGCCTCGCTCTCGTGTCGCTCGTGGTCTTCCGGCCTTAAAACCGCTCTCCAGTGCTCGCCGTAAAACTCAGCGAAAGCCGTTAGACCACGAAAAAATTTTTTAGGTCACCTGCCGTAACCACCACCTCAACGCCGAGCACCGAGGTTATACTCTTTCCCTCTGACTCAATCTTTACCGGGAGTGAGACTAAAAGCCCGAGATATTTATCTTTCATCTCATCGTTACATGGGACGCGCTGGCCGTTATCGGTCAGATCCCAGCCGACGATGACCTGACGGCAGAGCTGGTAGGTCGCCGGGCCGATAGCCCCGCTCGGGTTAATATTAGAAAAATCAATGAGGCTCAGGTCAGCCGGCCTCAAAGTCAGAGTGAGGTCGATTTCCTGATCGCCGACCACCGCCTTGAAAGTCCGGTTAATCTGCGGCCGAATTGTTTTAACGTCTAACACATTAGCCTCCCTTCTTTACTCGGCAGCCGTGGTAAACTCGAGGACATCGCTCTCGCTCTCACCGCCAGAGTTCCCGGCCACTAAAATCGCATGATATGTCGTATTGGCCGTCAGCCCCGTAATCGTGCCTTCGGTCTCAGCAGGGTCATCAGAATAAAACCGGGTTTCCCAGGCCTGCGTGGCCTCGTTGTAAATCTTGACCTTGTAATAATCAGCCCCCGTGACTGACCATTCGAGCGTTACCTGCGTAGCCCCGAGCCCGCCGTCTTTAACAGCGAAGCTATTGATATCGGGCAGCGGTACTGACCAGTCGCCGTCGAGTCGGTTTGTAAGCTCGGCATAAATCGGCTTTGTCTCGCCCGTCATGCCGAGTGGTGCGGTCTCTGCCTCGAGCGCCCGCAACACCACCTTAGCCGGGATAATCTTTGAGTCGGCATACTCCACGTCTTCAATCGCCAGTCGAGGCAGGTCAAACTTGAGGCTATAAGTCCTTGTTGGCGTTACTCCCGGGATAGCCGGGCCAGGGAATAAGATGTCAGCCTTCTTCTCCGAGCCATCGCCCCAGTCCTTGAAATATTCGGCGTTAACGGCGTCCATCCTCGGGAACTCAAGCGTCAGTTTAATCTGAGGCTTATCGGTCTCCAGCGGTTCGATAATCCCGAAAGAGCCGGCGACGTGCTCAGCATCAGGTTTCCTCTCAAACTCGAGCGTGTAATTATTCGGGTGAACGACATCGCCGTCGCCCAGAGCCGCCCCGCTCTGAGAGTTGAGCCGAAACCGGGCGTTAGCGAATTTAGCTTTGAACTTTGGCGAGCCAGGAATCGTCGAGGCATCGAGCGTAAGAATCGTCGTATCATCAACAAGATTACCCCTGAGTGCTACCGATATCTTGACCAAACCATTATTGACTGAGAGCGTCACCTTGGTAATCTTGGCCGATGGGACGCAGTGAAACTTTGAGCCTTTCTCGACGGCATAGCTAACGAAGCCTGTCTCCCGATCAGCCAGTGAGAGCTTATGTGTGTAGGTGCCGTCGCCATTTTCGGTCACCGTATCGATACCGAAAAGCAGAGCCATGAGAAAGTTCTCGAGTCCATCGAACCGATAGTCGAAGTCGAGCGTAAAATCGACCGCATTCTGAAAGGTAGTGTCGAGGTATTTTTCGAACGCCCCGTAAGTCTCATCCTCAACGACCTGATAAGCTGGTTTTACCGCCCCGGCATTAGTCGGTAGAATGCCGGTGTTAGCCGCATTTAGTGACCCGACCGTCCCCCAAGACGTGGCCTTAGCGACCGCCGCCTTTGTAAGTCGTCTTTCAATTGCCATTGTTTTTTTCCTCCGTTATGATTATATCACCTCATGTCTCCATGTCATAACCCATCATAGTATCCGGAGACTAAAATTTCAAACCTCAAATCAAAAAGCCCGAACCGGTCGGCTGAAAGCATGCCGGCATCGGTGGTCATCTCGCCGCCGTTGACAATCGCCCCCAGATCACGCAGGGCCCCGGAGACGGCCGAGACCTCAAGCGCCGCCCTCACATCTTGAGATGCCTTCAGAATATCTCTAACCGGGTCAGCGCTCTTGACGAGGCCCCTTATCGTGACCACCATCGTTTCATCGAGCTGATGGTAAGCACACTCCGAAACTCGGGTGCTCTCGAGCGCTACCGAATATCTCGGGTAGCTTAGCGTCTCTTGGAATACGATCGCCTTCGTTGAAACATCAGCCGGCGTGAAGTAGTAGCCGTTCTCTTTTTTGATTGCCTCGAGGGCGTTAACTACAGCATCAATCACTCTGAGTCTTAGCGGATCACTCATTTGGGAACCCCTGCGTCAAGCATCGAGCGAAGCCTTATGACCGCGGTAGCCATGGCGTCGGTAAAATAAGACGAGCCGGGAAGTGTCACGCTCTTGACCAAGAGAAAGAGCAGTCTAACGTCCGAGCCGCCAACCCTCTGGCCTTTGGTTGTTTTCCGACGAAAGGCCCCGGCACCTGAGCGCTGAGCTAAAAACAGTTTACCGGATTTAGTCTCTATAAAAAACGTGTTCTTGTAGTCAGCCGCCCGGCCTCGAGTGCCGCCAAGCGGAATCGTAAGATACTGCTTTGTTTTCGGCTCAATCCGCCCCCCGACATCCTGAATGTGGGCATAAGGAATTGACTTCCTGCCCCTGACCCCAGTTCCTACCAAGATCTCTCCACCGGCCTTCGTTTGAGTAGTATTAAACCCGAGAGCCGATAGAAGATTTCCTTTAGGACTCTTGAACCTCTGCGAGCCCAGAGCCTTAACTTCGTTGATAGCGAGCGGCCCCCAGCGCTGCATAGTATCAAAAACCCACGATGGCCGAGCCAGTACTTCCAGCTTCTGCCGAGCGCCTTTGCTATCGTAAGAAACTTTAATCATCTAAACACCGCCCGGCGGTAGCGCCTCAATGCCTGCTTTACCTCTGGCAGAAACTCATCGTCTTGAATGCGATTGACTGAGCCATCGGGAAAACTCATTGAGCTAACGCCCCAAGCCCGTGTCCGTGTTTTCTGAAACTCGAAAGCCACCTGCTTCAGTGCGGCGAGCTTAATCGCAAGCGGCCAGCTCTCAAACCCGGCCTTGTATTTGACCTCAATTTTTGAGCCAGCAGGAAATCCCTCGGCGCGACAGATAAAGCCATTGTTATCTGAGTAGTAATCACTTATCCCCGTGCCATCGACTGAGACCGAATAAATCTCAATCACTGGCCGGCGGGAAAGGTAAAGCGTCCTGTTGGCCATTCCGGTAAAGTGGTCAGTTATGTCGCCTGGCTGGGCTAAGGTCTCGAGGTGGTCAACGATCGACCCGGTAACATAAGAGATCAGGTTGGCCAGTATAGTGTCGTTCTCAGATGAGGATTCTTCAAGATAAGCCTTTAGCTCGGAAATGATTATCAGCTCGTTAGCCACTCTCGTCTCCTTTTACTGCCCAGAGGTAAAATGGGCAAGAGAGAGAGCCGGCTTAGAGCCGGCGCTCTCTCGCCTTCTTAACTTGCTTTTTTTCTATCCTTGGATCGACGGGCTCAGTCTCTACGGCGTTAACCACAACAACATCTAATCCCGGGACACCTCGAGCCGCCGAAGCCAGCTGCGCATCATCAGTCTCAATGAACGATGATGGCGGGATCGAAACAACGCCGCCTCGATAAGGAATCCCGAAGGCCCGACCGAAAGACCAGATTTGATACCTCACGGCTTCACCTTCAGGTGCTTAATCAGCACGCAGCCATTTACATTTTCAATAGCTACGTCAGCTCTCATCGAAAAATAAAAGAATGTCCCTTCTGCTTTAGCGTCCCTTTGAGGTTCAATTTTTATGTCACGATGAAGCCCGATGATGAGGTTGTTTTTGTAGGTTAACAGGCAGTCAGAGCCGTCAGTAGTCACGACCGCGAAGTGCTCTCCAGCAGCATGAGGATATAAGAACCCGGTCTCAAACTCAATCGTTCCACTGGCAAGTGTATCTGGTGGTGGCTCTGGATTATCGTCTTGAGTTATCGTTTTGACTTGTAGCACCTCAGACTTATAGCCGGTCGAGGCATCGTAGAACCAGATTAGCTGACCGACCTCAAACCCGGTGGTATCGCTCACGTGAAGTGTGGTCTCACCGGCCGAAACATCCTCGCCACTCTCAATCGCAGAGACCGCAAGGGCATCACCCGTCGGGACGGGCATATCTATTGGCATGAGCGGCGCACCGATGACCGGCACCCGACCATAAGTCACCTCTCCACCCTCAACGATTAGCTTATCGCCGAGAGCTGTCCCCCGGCTGCTGAGCGCCTCGATATAATCTGACTCTACTTCATCATTGACGAAAAACCGAAAGTTCTCGAGCCCCTTTTTCTTATACTTCCCGGGCATGACCTTGAGCGCCTTACCGAATTTGATTTCCCACTCGAACGGGGCGACACCATTCTGTTCAGCGATGTAGCCAGTAGTGAACTTGAAATCAGTCGCTGATCGGGCATCGAGCACTCTGGCCTGACCGGTGACAGCGTTTGTCTCGTTTAAGATTCGCCACCGCCAACCCTTCCAGAGGTCTTCAAGGTCAAGTCTCTGGCCTTCAAGAGTCGCCCCGGGCTCGGAGAGATAAAACGCCCGGTCGAGTTCATTTGAAATCTTTTTCGCTATCATCGCCAACAGGTGGTCTTTAAATCCTTCTTCAGGCGAGTCTTCAAGGTCGTCATCAGTGATGAGGACAGCCCCTCTTACCTTTTTAGCCTCAAGAGTTATTGGCCCCGAGGCAAGGCTTGTGATGATATCCTCGCTCGACATCACTGAGCGTGGCTTGAGAACATTTGTGGCGAGCCCGATTGGCCTTATGACCTTTTGAGCCAGCTTCATCTTCTCAACCCGAGCACTGGATTTAAAGACTGAGCTGTCAATGATATAGTCAAGAAACTTGTCAGCTTCTTCGGGCGCAAAGCTAATCGGCGACAGCAGACCTTTTATGACTTTTGTTTTAGTTATCTCGTTTGACATTATCACCTCTGCCCAGATGGCTTAAATTTTTAAGAGTCAGCTTAAACTACCGCTGGCTATTTGACTTTGAGGTTCTTGATGAAGACGCAGGCGTTGAGATTTTCCACAGCAACATCAGCACGGAGCGAGTAGAAGAAGATTGTTCCTTCGAGCTTGGCATCCCGCTGAGTTTCCATCTTGATATCCCGGTGGAGACCGATAATCAGATTGTCTTTATGAGTGAGCAGGCAGTCAGTGGTATCGAGCGTAACTTCAGTCACGGCCTCAGCATCAGTAGCCAGATGGGTGTAGATGAGATTGTCCTTGAGCGTCAAACTTACACCATCCTGGACCGAAGCGACCTCTGCGATTTCCCGCTTGTAGCCAACTTCTTTCTTGTAGATCAGGATTTTATCGCCGGCGGCAAAGTTAGTGGTTGCTGCGACATTTAAGACTTTCTGCCCAGCGGCTGAATCGGCATCTACTGTGGTCGACCCGCCACCTGAGACTGCATTGGGCAGGTCAACCGGCATCAGCGGTGCGCTAACGATGGGGACTTTCCCGAAGGCAACCTGTCCGCCCTCAAGAATAATCTTATCCCCGAGAGCCGTGCCTCTACCACTCAGGGCATCCACATAATCAGATTCAATCTGGTCGTTGACGAAGAACCTGAAGTTTTGAAGCCCGAGCTGTTTGTATTTTCCCGGCATCTTTTTGAGAGCCTTGGCAAACTTGATCTCCCACTGGTAGGGCGCTGAGCTGTTCTGCTCGGCGATATAGCCGCTATGAAGCGTGAAGTCTGAAGCGCTCTGGGCGTCAAGGATGGTCGCCCCGCCCGTTACGAGGTTGGTATCATTTAGAATCCGATGCCGCCAGCCACGCCACACATCATAGATGTCCAGCATCGATGCCTCGTCAGGCGCTCCGGGCTCTGACAGATAGTAAGCGCTGTCCAGCTCGTTAGCAATCTGGCGAGCGATGATCCCGAGCAGATGGTCAATGAAAGCATCGCCTTCAGGCGCATCCTCAAGATCATCATCCGTGACAAGAATCGCCCCACGCACCTTCTTAGCGCTCAGAGCGATCAGGTCATTGGATAAGCTGTTGATAATGTCGGAATCAGTTAGAGTTGATTTTGGCTTCAGCACTCCATTGGCCAATCCGATTGCCCGGACGTTTTTCTGAGCAAGTTTCATTTTCTCGATTCGAGCGTTGTTTTTGAAAACGCTCTGATCGATAACGTAATCCAGGAAACGGTCAGCCTCCTCAGGCGAGAAAGTGATTGTGGACAGAAGCCCCTTCTGGATAACTGACTTATTAAGCAGTTCACTGTTGTTCATGGTGTTAAACCTCTCGATAGAAACTCGGCCATTTTGTTTGAGGAACTGATGTCTCCTCACTCTCAAGCGATTTTTTCACGGCCGGTATCGCTTTGATTTTTGTTTCGAGCTCCGAGATCTGTTTTGAAACCATCTCGGATAAAGCCTCGACCGATTTGGCGACCTCGTCGATCCGCTTAGAGATTGCGGCATCGTCTTCAGCCTTTTTTTCGTCAGCCTTAGCGGGTTCAGCAGCCGGGGGCGGGTAGCCGTAGCCATATACAGCATATTTCATCAGCACCCTGACAGCCTCTTTAAGGTCATCGGGCAGGTCGTCAAACACCTTCTCCAGAACTGAGACGGCCGATTTAATCGCATCAAGCGTCTGGGCATCCAGACCCTTTAGCCGCTCGACCGCACCCTCTGGTGTCTCAATCATCTTGGAAAGTTTTTCAAGTAACTCATCCATGTAAGCCTCCGATTTTATGACAAGGAATTTCCTGCGATTAGCCGGAAGATCAACGAGTGAGACTTCATCGATTGAGAGATCGACAAGCTTTCTGGCGTCTTTTTCTTTTCCCATCGCTCTCACTCTCTCACCGCGCTCAATCGCTCCTCAGAGTTAGATACTCTCGACGTCGAGCGGGCTCGGGAGTGAGCAACCCTCACGTCCGACGATATTCTCTACCCAGCCCCCTGCTCTTGTCAAGCACCGGGTTTGGCGGCGGGTTCAACGTAGGCATACCCGGCCATAGATAAGCCGGAGATTTTGCCCGACTTTATATCCGCCCAGAGGTCTGGCGCAAGCACCCTGAGCGTCATCAGCCATGAGCCCTTTTTAACCCGTTCACCATTCACCTCGAACGAGACCGGCGCAATATAGTTTTCCAAGAGCTTAACGCAGTCAAGAGGCTCGCCAGAGTGGTTAAGTTTGAATTTAGCTCCGGCCTCCATGAACCGGTAGCAGGCCTCTCGGATTTCCTCAGCATCGGTATATTCACCCTGAGCATCTACTTTCTCTGGCTCGTAGACAACCCCGGTCACGATGTGTTCATCACCATCAGCGGCCGAGCCCTTGAGCAGTTTAACTTCGTAAGATTTCTGCTCAAGTTTTTTCTGACCTCTCTTCACCAGTTTAAAATTAGCGTAAAGATATTCCCAGGTGCTTCTGCCCTCGTGCTGGCCGGGCTGCCTGATTTGCCTTTCCACCTTATAGCGTTTCTCCTCCCAAACCGCCGGGGCGTTTTTGAGCTTAGACCCAGAGCTCAAAATAAATTTCCCTTTGATAGATTTGAGCCGCTCGATAAGCCCCGCCCAGTCAGCCTCTTCAAACCTGTGTGCGAAGTCACGTTGAGCCTGATTGAAGTAGGGCGGATCGAGATAAAAAACGGTATCCTTGCTGTCATATTCATCGATGATGTTCGAATAGTCAGTCGACTTTATAACAACATCTTTAAGCCGGCCCTTGTAGCGATCGAGGTCAGCAACAATGTTGATATGCCGACCGATATGACCAGGTAGCGCCGATGTCCTTGGAATTCCAAGAGCACCCCTTTGAAGGTAGATTATTTTATAAAACTTCTCTACCGGATCATCGGTTTCTAATTTAACAAGCCGCTTATATGTCTCCTCATCGATAACCCAGTTTTTTCTCCGAAGTTTCTTTTTCTGCTCTGAAGTTAAGTTCTTGATAAACCGATAACAAAACGCTATGTCCGGGTCTTTATCGTTCAGAACCTCGGCCTCGGAAGGCCGTTTAGACCAGAAGACAGCAGCGCCCCCGGCAAATGGTTCTACGTAGGTCTTATGCTCTGGCAGATAGCTGATAATTAACTCGGCCGACCTGCTTTTGCCCCCGGGAGAGCCGAACGGCTGTCTGGCTTTAGCCACCTCGAGTGCTTTGCCTGTTTCCTCTTCATAGTCTTCCTCTTTTAGCTTCGAGAGCATCCAGACCCGCTCGTTAGCGGAGACCGGCACATAGGCGAAAAGGTAATTGCCACTGAGATACCTATCCTCAAGGTGAAACTTCTTCGCATGGGTCTCGGCCAGATAGAGCTCCCAGCGGAACGAGTCAAGGCGGACCATCGCTGCCCATGTCTTTGAGAACGCCCCGACCTCCCCCGGCTCAAAGATAGCGATTGAGCGAGCCCCGATATTAAGCCACTCCTCTGGCCCCCGGACAACATCAACCTGCGGTTCATCGACCTGAGCTATCTTAAAATCAGCCCTCAGCTTCTCACCCTCATCGAGCGAGACGAACTTCGAGAGCCCGTCAACGTTGCCGACAAAAATTTCTGCGCCCTCGAA